CTTTGTTGTTGATTTGAAGGGTAGGAACCTCAATGATACGACGAAGGAGCCGGGCACCCTGACGCCAGTTGACACCCCCGCAATCCTGCGCTACAGTCCACTTGTCTCGAAAGAGATGGAGTGTAGCAACTCCAATACAGCGCGGATTCCGCGCCCGTCAGCAAGCGGTTTTTTTGCGCCCGCCGTAACACGTTCAATGGCGGGGAGGGCGACGGATACAAGACCCGCAAGGGAAAGAAGTCCACTCGGCGCTGTACGAGTTGCTAACCTCCCCGCCGCCTTGCGGGCGCGTGTAGCAACGTTTCCGCGAGGCTTATCAAGTCTCACAGCGGAGCGTTCTATGAACCCCATCAATGTTCCCGCGCTTGCCAGCCGCGCGCATCCTGTCGTCCAGATTTCGGACGGCAAAGCCATCACTACCAGTGTCGAAGTTGCCCGCGTATTCGACAAGCAACATCGGCATGTGCTGGATTCAATCCGCACGCTGGTTGCGCAATTGCCGGATGAGGGGGTGCCGAATTTTCGGCAGACCCCCTACACCGACCCGCAAAACGGTCAAACCTACCCCGCCTACCACCTGACGCGCGACGGCTTCACGCTCTTGGCCATGGGTTTCACCGGCAAGCGCGCGCTGGCGTTCAAGCTGGCCTACATCGACGCCTTCAACAAGATGGAAGCGGCGCTGCACGAACGAGCCCAATCAGACCATATTGTTGACGCCGACAAAATGGTCGAGCACGTACAGTCCGCCCCGGAGCCGCACAAAGTCCTATCCCCGGCAGTCGCGCAGGAAATCGCAGCCCAAGCCAGTCAAAGCATCCTGGACGCGCTGCAACGTCAAAACATGCTGGTGGACTGGTCGCAGGTCATCGACGCACTGACTGACCGGAATACGACGATCACGTTCTACGAACTGACGGACTTGATTCACGCCGCCCTGAACCGGCTGCAACGCGCGGTCAATTCCGAAGCCTACGAATGCATCGCCCGCCGTGCGGCGAAGCAGGGCGTGAGCACCGCGCAAGTCTCTTTGAACGCATAGAGGAGAAAGATCATGATGCAGACGACGGATAGATTTTGTTGCGAAAAAAGCGACACGACCATTATTGCGAGCAAGTCGATCACGCCGAGCTTTCTTGATTATTTTTTCTTGACATTCGCCGCAGGTTCTTCTTCGTATGAATTGACCATGACAAAAAACGATGCGCGGAATTTGGCCGATTTGATTTACGGGATTTTGGGGGATGACGAGCCAAACCCCGATCAGGATTCGCTTGCGTTTGCGCAAGAGGGGATGACGGCATGAAACCGAACCTGATCCGCTGCATCGTGAAGGTCAAGACCGAATACGGCGGCACGCATCGTTACGCGGCGTTGTTTCCCCGGACGGCGGATGCGGTCAAAGATGCGAGCGAACGCTTTCACGGATTCGGCGCATTCGTGATTACGGTGAGGGCCATGCCATGAGACTACCGGCCTTCATCAGACTGCTTTGCGAATACCGCTACTGGCGACGACGCAATCGGTGCCTGACACGCAAAGAAGCCTGGCGCAAGGCACGCAACACCTTTTATTGAGGACTGAATATATGAATACTACGCGCACCGAATGGCTGCAAGAACGCCGTCGCGGCATTGGCGGCTCTGACGTGGCCCCCATTCTTGGGCTGTCACCCTGGAAGACCCCGCTGGATGTGTATCTGGACAAGATCGGTCAAGGTGCTGTCAGCGATACAGACAGTCCCGCCATGTACTGGGGCCGCACGCTCGAACCGATCATCCGCCAGCACTACGCGGACGTGACGGGTCGAAGCGTCCAGCAGCCCGCAGACATGCTTGTCCATTCCGACCACCCGTTCATGCTCGCCAATGTGGACGGCCTGACCGAAGATGGCCGCGTGTTTGAGGCCAAGACCGCCCGCACGGCGCAAGGCTGGGGCGAGCCCGGCAGTAACGAAGTGCCCGATGCCTACGCCTTGCAGGTGCAGCACTACATGGCCGTGACGGGTTTGCCCATGGCCGACATTGCCGTGCTGATCGGTGGCAGCGACTTCCGGCTGTACCACGTCGAGGCCGACCCCGTCTTGCAAGCCGAGCTGATCGAGGAAGAGGCGAGCTTCTGGCAGCGGGTAGTCGAACAAAATCCGCCAGAACCCGTCACCTTTGCCGAGGTCGCCCAGCGCTGGGGCAAGTCTGACAGTGTTGGGAACGTTCTTGCCGCCCCCGATGTTTGCGTCGCCTGGCAAGAGTTGATCAAGCTGCGCGCCAGCATCAAAGCCAACGAAGCGCGAGAGGAGGAGCTCAAGGCGATTCTCTGCAAAGCCATGGGCGAGAACGGCGATACGCTGATCACGCCCACAGGGGCTGTGCTGGCGACCTGGAAGCTGGGCAAGCCCGCCGCGCGCCTGAACGTCACACGCTTAAGCGAAGACCACCCCGACCTAGTCGCCCAATACAAGGAAGCTTGCGCAGCTTCCCGCCGCCTACTCATCAAGGAAGCCTGAACCATGAACATCGCCACCGCCACACAACCCTACAGCAACGGTCACGCCCCGATGGCGCATAACCCGTTTGCCGGTAACGCCAGCGCCAGCGGCGCGTCGGTCACGCGGCCGAGCAGCAACGTCATGGCCGATGTCTCGCAGCAACGCGAAACCGCCGAAGTGCAAGCCGCCATGGTGATCGCCAAGAAATTCCCACGCGACCCCATCGATGCCATGGATCGCATTCTGCACGCTTGCACGCGTGCAACCCTGGCCGAAAGCGCCCTGTACAGCTACAGCCGTGGCGGTTCAGACATTACCGGGCCGTCGATCCGCCTGGCCGAGGTCGCCGCGCAGTGCTGGGGCAATGTGCAATTCGGCATCCGGGAACTGGAACAGAGAAACGGCGAATCGACAGTCGAAGCCTACGCCTGGGACATCGAGACCAATACGCGTCAGGTCAAGGTGTTTCAGGTGCCGCACGTGCGCCACACCAAGCGCGGCGCGTATCGCCTGGAAGACCCGCGCGACATTTACGAGCTGACCGCCAACCAGGGCGCACGGCGCTTGCGCGCTTGCATTCTGGGGGTCATCCCCGGCGACGTGATTGAGGCCGCCGTCAAGCAATGCGAAGTCACCCTGACGGCCAGCGCCGACACCAGCCCGGAAGCGCTGAAAAAGATGCTTGCCGCCTTTGAACCCTTTGGTGTGACGCGTGAGCAGATCGAAAAACGCATCCAATGCCGCCTAGAAGCCATCCGCCCCGCGCAGGTGGTGATGCTCAAGAAGATATACACCAGTCTGCGCGACGGGATGAGTACGCCGCCGGACTGGTTTGAGCCGCTCCAGGCGGCTGACGGGGAATCAGCCAGCGCCGATCAGGGCGGACAGTCGCCCACCTTGCGCGACAAAGTGCGTGCTCGCGGCCAGCAGGGCAAAGCCGCTGCACAGCCAGCGGCGATGCCGGAACCACCAGGCCCGCAAGCCCAGGAGCAAGTCCATACGGCCTTTGACATTGCGCCAGTCCTGGATGACATCCAGGCTTGCACCGACGTTGATGCGTTGGATTTGATTGCGGATGGTTTGCGGGATTTGCCAGAGGGGGAAGCGCGCACCCAACTGGAAGCCGCTTACCGCGACCGGCGCGCGGCGCTGTCCGCGTAAGTAAAGGAAACCTACCATGGAACAACCCACTCAAGACCCGCGCGAAATGACTTCGCAGACCATCGGCAAAGACCTGTTATCCGCTTTGGTCACAGAGCTAAAGCTGCTGCCCGATGTCTGGGTCAAGATATCGCAATCCAAGCAAGACTACATCATCAACCGGCTACATGCCCGTGTAGAACACGCCGTCAAAATGGCCGTCCACCTCATCGCCAGCGACGGGCGCACCGTCATTCAGGGTGCCCTGGATCAGGTCGTCATCAAGGATGGTGCCAAGGCCACCATCAAAATCGGGCGCAGCGCGGAATCCCTGCATGATCTGTACGAATCGCAGGGTCGGGCGGTGCTCATCGTAGTCGCTGGCCACCAGCAGTACACCGGCGGCATGGATGAGATTCGGGGCGAATCCGATCAGCGTGGCCTGGATCTTGGCCGCGAATACACCGATGAGGATGGCGAGGGCATGGACGATGACGGCGTCATTGATGTCGAAACCAAACAACTGCCCGCGCCACCTGAGCCTACCGAAGATGAAGATTGAGCATGCGCTACTTGAGCTTGTTCTCTGGTATTGACGCGGCCACGCACGTACTTTCACACATGGAGCAAGCAGCATGACTACTGATACCGCCAAAAACCTGCGCACGAAAGCGCAAAAGGCCGTAGAGACAAGATTTGAAAGAATTCCCGCCTTTGAATGGTTTGAAGACCCGACGCGCATTAGCGCTCTTGCCAACGCCGCGCTGAATGCAGTCGGGTTTGACGCCCTGCTCAATGAGCGTGACCGGCTACGGCAAGCACTGAATGAATACGCCAACCCCGTCAATTGGGAAATGGATGCCGAAAACGTCTGGCGTGTGTGGCGGGAACCGGGCAGCAGCACACCCGAAGCCTACGACGGATTTCACCTTGCCCGCGCCGCACTTAAGGAGCAAGCAGCATGATAATCAAAGAAATTGTCATTGAAGCGGCCACACCCATAGAACAGCTTCAAAGAGGCCGCCTGCGCGTTACCGCCAACAGGTCGGACGAACTGGGGGCCTTTTGGCTGGAAATCGGAATGGACCCTGCCCTGTACTGCATAACCCTGAGAACGGATGAGGCCCGCCAACTGGCTGACGTGATAAACGACGTGCTCAACGCGCCAAGGCGGGTAACCGGAGCGTAACCAT